AGCTTATTGACGCGCAGGAAAAGCTGCAGGATGCCAATTATCGCTTGACTCAGCTTAAATCGTACAAACCTACTTCCCAACCCGAGTTTACTGATGTACAAGTACAGCAGGAGCAGCCACAAGCTCCTCGATTGGACCAGAAGACCGTTGCGTGGCAAGAGCGCAATCAGTGGTATGGAACCGATGAGGAAATGACTGCTGCGGCACTTGGGCTTCATCAGAAGCTTGAGCGCGAACGTGGCCCACAGTTTGTGGGTACCGACGATTATTGGCAGACCATCGACAAAACGATGGGTCGGCGCTTCCCCGAGTATTTCGGGGAGTCAGAGAAGCAAGTTTCGGACACTCCGAAGCCCAAGTCTGCGACCGTGGTTGCACCAGCTTCGCGCAGCACATCCTCCAAAAAGATCGTGCTGAAACAGTCCCAGCTTACAATCGCTAAAAAACTGGGTCTTACCCCTGAGCAGTACGCTCGGGAATTTGCAAAGATGGAGCGTTAATCATGGTACAGAACAAGCTTATGGAAGAACTTAGTGGGTCTGATACGGCGCGTGCGCCTCGTCAGAGTCGTGAACAGGCAGAGCGCCCGAAGGTTTGGCAGCCAGCGTCTACGCTGCCCGAACCAGACAAGCAGTCCGGATATACGTACCGTTGGGTTCGTGTTTCCACGCTCGGTCAGAACGATGCTCGTAATATCTCGTCGGCTTTCCGCGAAGGTTGGGAACCAGTGAGCATTAATGAGCAACCGCAGTTTAAGTTCATGGTGGACCCGGACAGCCGCTTCAAAGACAACATCGAAGTCGCAGGACTGCTGCTGTGCAAGGTCCCCGATGAGTTTATGGCCCAGCGTCGAGAACACTTCGAACGTCTGACCCAAGCCCAGAACGAGTCCGTGGATAGCAACTTCATGCGAGAGAACGATGCCCGTATGCCGCTCTTTGCGGAGAAGCGTACCAAGACATCGTTTGGTTCAGGCAGATAAGCTAGGAGCTTAATATGGCATACCCTACTGTTTCGGGGCCGTATGGCCTCATTCCGATCAACCTGATCGGTGGGCAGGTTTTTGCTAGTGCCACGCGTCAGATTCCGATTGCTACCAACTCCTCGACGGCCATCTATTTTGGTGACGTTGTGAAGCTGAATAGCAGCGGTACTCTCGACAAGGACACCGGTACGAACGCCGCTACTCCGATTGGCGTGTTCCTTGGTTGCACTTACACCGATCCGGTGTACGGTAAGACCTTCCGCCAGTACTACGCGGGTACCACGAATATCACCGACATCGTTGCTTACGTGCAGGATGACCCGGATGCGCTGTTCAAGGTCGCCGTTGTTTCGACTGGTACAAACGTCAGCTATGTCACCCGTGCGAACGTTGGTGAGAATGCTGTGTTGGTCCAGACCGCTGGCTCGACTATTACGGGTGACTCTAAGGTTGCGATCAGCAGCACCACGGGTACTACCTCGACTTGGCCGATCCGCATCATTGATGTCATCGCTGAAACCCAGTCGTCTGCGGGCTCCTATACGGAAGTCGTGGTCAAGTGGAATCAGGGTATGCATCCGTACCTCAACCCGACCGGCGTGTAAGAGGAGTTTAACCAATGGCAATTTCACGCGCACAACTTCTCAAGGAACTCCTCCCCGGTCTGAACGCCCTGTTCGGTCTGGAGTATGCTCGCTACGGCGAAGAGCATAAGGAAATCTTTGACGTCGAAACCTCTGAACGCTCGTTCGAAGAAGAAACCAAGCTGTCGGGCTTCTCGGCTGCTCCGGTTAAGAACGAAGGTTCGGCCATTGCATACGACAACGGTCAGGAAGTCTTCACTGCTCGCTACACCCATGAGACGATTGCCCTCGGGTTCTCGCTCACTGAAGAAGCGATTGAGGACAACCTGTATGACAGCCTCTCGGCTCGTTATACTAAGGCCCTTGCCCGTGCGATGTCGTACACAAAGCAGACCAAGGCTGCTGCGGTTCTGAACAACGGCTTCTCCAGCAGCTACCCCGGTGGCGACGGCGTGGCACTGTTCTCGGCTTCGCACCCACTGGTTAACGGCGCTACCAACGCGAATACGCCTTCGACGCAGGTAGACCTCAACGAGACTTCGCTTGAAGCTGCAGTCATTCAGATTGCTGCTTGGACCGATGAACGTGGTCTGCTTATCGCTGCGAAGCCGAAGAAGCTGGTCATTCCGCCGAACCTGATGTTCGTTGCTACTCGTCTGCTCGAAACCGAACTCCGCGTCGGTACCTCGGACAACGACATCAACGCCATCAAGAACAACGGTTCGATCCCGGAAGGTTACACCGTTAACCACTTCCTGACCGACACCAACGGCTGGTTCCTGACCACCGATGTTCCGAATGGTCTGAAGCACTTTGTCCGTACTCCGATGAGCACCGGAATGGATGGAGACTTCGATACCGGTAACGTTCGCTACAAAGCGCGTGAACGTTACTCGTTTGGTTGGAGCGACCCCCTCGGCATGTGGGGTTCGTCTGGTTCGACCTAATAAACCCTTAAAAACCCTAGGTTTTTGGAAACCCCCGGAGAAATCCGGGGGTTTTCTTTTATCCGTTGACATACAAAACTAGGTAGCGCTATACACTCAAGCGCTAGCAGGAGTTATAACTATGTCAGCTATATATCGTATCCTCAACGTAGCTAATGACCACTTCTATATCGGGAGTTCGATAAACATCCGTCGCCGTCGCTGGGAGCATTGGGATTCTCTCAAGAAAGGTTTGCATCACTGCACCGCACTCCAACATGCATGGAACGAGTTTGGAGAAGATGCTTTCGAGTTTGAAATCCTTGAGGAGGTAGAGGACGATACTCAGTTGCTAAATATAGAAGAGACCTACCTCATGAAGCATGCGGGTAGTTATGAGTGCTATAATACGGCTATGTCCGTTCATCAGTCGCCCGCATCCCTCCCTTGGGTACGCGCCAAGATAAGCGAAGGTCTCCGACGCAAGTATGCCGACGAGGATTATAACCCCCGCATCGGCAGGCAGCACTCAGACGAAACCAAGGCCACTATCAGTGCCAAGGTACAAGCTGCTGTAGCAGCAGGGCGCGGTGGTAAATTCATCCCCTCAGAAGAAACCCGTGCTCGCATGTCGCAGGCTCTAAAGGGCAATCAGAACGCCAAAGGGCATGTGCGGACAGAAGAGCACAGACGTAAGCTATCTGAAGCTAGTACCGGCAACCAAAACTGGCTGGGGCGCACTCATACTGACGAGGCTAAGGCGAAGATATCGAAGCGAGTGCTTGAAGTCACAACCAAGACAGAGTTCCCAAGCCTTACCGCAGTGCTCAACCACTACGGTCTAAAGATGCCTACATTGCGCCGTGCCCTACTTTCAGAGAAGCCACTTATCAAAGGCCCTCATAAAGGGCTGGCGTTCCGCTACATATAGTGGTACTCCTCTCTTACTAGGGTTTTATCCCGCGCCAACTGTCCTAGCAGACGTAGTAGCGATGGTGTGGGAATGTGCTACTACACGGAGGTATTATAATGGCTCAGGCTACTTTTCAGGGTCCCGTTCGCTCGCTGAGCGGTTTCATTTCGCAGGGTCCTAACGCTGTTGCGACTATTTCGACGGCGACTGCTACCCTTGATGTCCCCACTTACGCGGGTAAGCTCATTAGGGTCACGGCTGCCACAACCACCATTACGCTCCCGGCTGTGAACGCTTCAACCAACCCGGTTCAGTCGGGTCCGGGTCAAGACCCCAACACCCTGAATAACCTCGGTGCGTCCTTTACCTTTTTCCTGCCTTCGACTGCTACCGCCGTTAAGGTCATTACCGGCGCTGGTGACTTCCTTGAAGGTCAGGTCATCACGGGTATTAGCGCTACGACCCCCGCTGGTTCGATTGTCATGTACGCGGCTGATGGTTCTACCCATCGTTCGATCAATCTGAACGGCACTACCACGGGGGGTATCGGTGGGTCGTTTTTCACGGTTATGCCTGTTACGGCTAATACCTACATGATCTACGGCAAGCTGATTGGCTCGGGTACTCTGGCCACGCCGTTTGCTACCAGCTAAGAGGTAGGTCTCTATAGCTAGCAACAGGTGATGTATGCAGAACGAACGAGGGTATAATCTAGCTGGGCGTAGTCTGTTTATCGCTCTCCCGGCGTATGACTTCAAAGTCTCCTTGAAGCTGGCGATTTCGCTGGCTCAGTTCGCGCAGCAAGCACAGCAGCACGGGGTTGACATTCAGATCGGAAGCATTTGCGGCTGCTCTGTTGTCTCCCGTGCTCGAAACCTGCTCGCGCAGGATATGCTGGACTCCGATTGCACAGACCTGATGTTTATCGACGCGGATATCAATTTTGAGGCCGCCGATCTCTTCCGGCTGATGGCTTGGACCTCGGACCCTAAGAAGGGTATCGTTGCGGGTATCCCCCGCACACGCAGCACGACCAAGACATATATCGGTACGTTGGACCGGGACGAAGATGGGCAACTTACCATGAATGGTATGGGGCTTGTCCGGGCCAAGCGCGTGGCGACTGCGTTCATGATGGTGCGCCGTGATGTGTTCGAAACCCTTAACGAAGCCCACCCTGAGTGGCGGTACTACGACGAGCGCTCGGAGCGCACGGTGCCTTGCATGTTCGACTTCATGCTGACTGAAGAGGGCTACATCGGGGAAGACTATCTCTTCTGCGACCGTGCCCGCGAGCATGGCTTCGATATCTGGGTCGATCCGACCATCAAGCTTGGTCATATGGGTGTACAGGAATACGAAGGTGAGTTTGGCAAGGACGTTCTCTACCCGATGATTGTTCCCCCACAGAAGGATGTTGCGTAATGGGCGGCGGTGCTGGCGATAGCCCCTACAGGCTTAATAACTCCTATAACCTTCCGGAACCCTCTGACGGAGGCAGCACGGGACCGTCTATTGGCGTCGGCGGTATTAGCCCCAACAGGATGCCCTCCCCAGTCCAGCCTATGGGTTCTTCAGCCCCCGGACCAGTTGCACCGGGGGGTATTGGGGCAAGGTTCAGCGTTCCGTTTGGTGGCTCAGGGTCGGGTTATGGGGGTCTTCCCCCTCGCGGTGCGAATATCACCCAGAAGAAAGCCAAGGGCGGTAAGGTAGAGGGCGGCAGCGCCGACATGGCTCAGGACAAGGCCCTCATCAAGAAGGCTTTCCGCCAGCATGACTCCCAAGAACACAAGAGTGGTAAGGGCACCAAGCTGAGCCTCGCCAAGGGTGGTAAGCCCAAGAAGATGGCCAAGGGCGGTTCGGTCTCCTCTGCTTCCTCGCGCGGCGACGGCTGCTGCACCAAGGGTAAGACAAAGGGGAGGTTCGTGTGATGGCCAAGACCCCGGCATGGCAGCGCAAGGAAGGCAAGTCAGATAAAGGCGGCTTGAACGCTAAAGGCCGTGCGTCCTACAATAAGGCTAATCCGGGGAAGCCGGGGCTCAAGGCTCCGCAGCCTGAAGGTGGCCCACGTAAGAAGTCATTCTGCGCCAGAATGTCAGGCATGAAGAAGAAGCTTACGTCAGATAAGACGGCCAAGGACCCAAATAGCCGCATCAACAAGTCACTCAGAGCGTGGAACTGCTAACATGACGGACCACGATGAGACACTGAAACACTTTATAGACGCACTGTCTGTTGCCACAGTACTGGGGACGAT